GCCGGGGCGGCCTCCATGGCGGGGGCGGCGTTCAAGCGCGCTCTGACCGGCGGGGCCGTGGCGGCGCTGGGCGGCGCGTCCGCCGGGCTGCGGCCGCGGCGTTTCGTTTCGGGTTCGGCCTCGGCGGTCTCTGTGGCCTCGGGGAGCGTTTTCAAGCGCGCCCTGATTGCCGGACGGGCGGTTGCGGCGGGGTCGGCCGCGGCCTCCGTCAGCGGGGTGCATTTCGTCTCCGGGGCCGTGCGGGGCGTGGCCTCCGTGGCGGCGGTTCCGTTCAAGCGGGTCTCGCTGGGCGGGGTTGTGACGGGCGTGGTCTCCCTGGCGGGGGCGGCGCGGCGGGTAAGCCTGGTTCCCGGCGGGCGGCAGTTCAACGAGGCGGCGGGGCGGCGGCGGGTGTTCGACGACACGGCGGGACGCCGGCGGTTCGGCGTTTGAAGGGAGCGGCATCTGATGACCACCTATCGCGCGGAGCCGCAGGACCCGAATGAGGACCTCGATTATTTCATCGGCATCACCGAGGAATTGGTTGACGGGGAGAGCGTGGCGGACGTGGAGATTGTCTCCACGGTTCCGGACGGCCTGACCATCCACACCGAGGAACAGGTGAACGACACGATACAGTTCTGGGCGCGGGGCGGGACGCACCGGGTCGATTATGAAGTGACGGCGCGGTTCACCACCGACTCCACGCCGCCGCGCAAATATGACCGCACGCTGGTCATTCCAATCAGGGAGAAATAGGCGATGGGCACCTTCACCGAAGCGGCCAAGAACACGATGCTGGACGCGCTGAGCGGGCTGCACCTGTCCCTGCATACGGGCGATCCGGGGTCCACCGGGGCGAACGAGGTGACGGGCGGGTCCTATGCGCGCCAGCCCGCCGCGTTCGATGCGGCGGACGCGGGGTCGCGGGCGCTCAGCGGGGACGAGACGTTCGCCGTGCCGGGCTCCACCACCGTGACGCATGTGGGGATATTCGACGCGCTGACGGACGGGAACTTCCTGGGCGTGATCGACACGACCGACGAGGCGTTCGCCGCCGACGGGCAGATGGTGGTGCGGGCGGCCTCGACCTCGCTGGACCTGGACGATCCGGCGTAGGGACTGAAGGGGAAGCGGCGTGCCCTCGCGGCCACGGCAGCACCGGCCCGCGCGGCTGGCGATTGCGAAGGCGGACGCGGACCGGGCCATGGAGCAAAGGCGGGGGACGGCGGCCGAGCGCGGCTATGACAGTCAGTGGCGAAAGGGGCGGGACGGGTTTCTCGCCAAGCATCCGCTGTGCGCCTATCACGCGCTGTTCGATCCGGGGCGGATCGCCTTCGCGGCGCTGGTCGATCACCTCTATCCGCATGGCGGGGACCGGCGGCTGTTCTGGCTGCGGCGCTACTGGGTCGGGGCGTGCGTGAACTGTCACTCGAAACACAAGCAGGCGGCGGAGCGGCGGGGGCTGGCGGCGCTGGATGAGCTGGCGGCGCGGCTGGGCCTGCCGCCGCTCAGCGAAACGCATCCCGAGCTGGTCCGATCCGCCCGCGCCGCGCTGACCGAGCGCAGGGGGTAGGGGGTCCAAATCCCTGCCAGCCGCCCCGCCCTAAACCAGCGCCGGAGTAGAATTTTTGGGGGCGCGGAATTGGGGGGGAATTTTTTTTGGGCGGTGAGGTGTAGCGATGGCCAAGGGGCGGAAGCCGCAGCCGGCTGAGGTTGCGGAGGCGAAGGGCAATCCGGGCAAGCGCAAATCGGTGAAGGCGAGTCCGGCGCAGGCGGGCCAGCTGCCGATGGAGCCGCCGGCGCACGTGCGCACGGGCAAGGCCCGGAAGATCTGGAAAGAGTATGCGCCGAAGTTGAAGGGCCTCGGCTTCATCCGCGAGACGGACAGCCCGCTGTTCATCCTGTTCTGCGACACGATGGCGGAATACCTGGAGGCGCGCGACACGGTGGCCGAACAGGGCTTCACCTATGTCACGTCGAGCGCCCACGTGGACAAGATTTACCGGATGCACCCGGCGGCCATGGTGATGCGCCGGGCCAAGCAGGACCTGATCAAGCTGTGCGGCGAGCTGGGGCTGACGCCCTCCATGCGCACGCAAATCCTGACGCGGCTGGCGCGGCCCGAGATGCCGGCGGACGGCCTGTTCGGCCAGGGCGGCGAGCGCGCCGACGACGCGCCGCCGCGGCCGCGCAACCGAGACGACGATGACGACAGCTATAGCGGCGAAAACCCGCTCGACTTCCGGAACGAAGGCGGGACGGGCGCGATCAACTAAACGGTGGCTGGCGGACGGGACGTACTATTTCGACAAGGCGAAGGCCGACCGGGCGGTCGCCTGGATCGAGCGCTTCTGCGTGTTCACGCAGGCCGAATGGCGCGGCCGTCCGTTCCGCCTGATGAACTGGCAAAAGCGTATCGTGCGCAAGCTGTTCGGCTGGATGCGGCCGGACGGGACGCGGCGCTACCGCATGGTGTTCATCGCGGTGCCGCGGAAGAACGGCAAGACGGAGTTCGCCGCGGCGCTGGGCCTGTTCCTGATGCTGGCGGACGGCGAACCGGCGGCGCCGGTCTATTCGATCGCGGGCAACGAGGAACAGGCGCGCATCGTGTTCGATGCGGCGACCAACATGACGGCGATGTCGCCGGCGCTGGCGGGCATCGTGGAGCGGCTGAAACCGTCTCTGTTCTGCGGCGCGACGAACGCCAGCTTCAAACCGCTGACGGGCAAGGCGAAGTCGAAACACGGGTTCAACCCGCACGGGGTGATCGGCGACGAGGTCCATGTCTGGACCGACCGCGAACAGTACGAGGTGATGCACACCGCGGTCGGCGCCCGGCGCCAGCCGGTGGAGATCTACATCACGACGGCGGGCAACCGGCGCGAGTCGGTCTGCTGGGAGCTGTGGCAGACGGCGCTGAAGGTCCGGGACGGGGTCCTGAAACTGGATCACGTGCTGCCGGTGATCTACGCGGCGGACCCGGACGATGACTGGGAAGACCCGGCGACCTGGAAGAAGGCGAATCCGAGCTATGGCGTCTCGGTCAAGCCGGCCAGCCTGGAGGCGGCGTGCGAGGAAGCCAAGGCCTCCCCCGCCAGCGAAAACGAGTTCCGCCAGCTTCGGCTGAACCAGTGGACGGAAAACCACGCCAAATGGATCCCGACATGGCGGTGGGATCTGTGCAAGGCGCCGGCGCTTCCGGGACGGAGCGCCGAGCGGCCGTTCGAACTGGCGGACTTCAAGGGCTGCGAGGCGATTGGCGGGCTGGACCTGGCGAAGGTCAATGACCTGTCGGCGCTGGCCCTGCTGTTTCCGCCGCCGAACCCGGTGAGCGAGACGGCCATCGCGGCGCTGGTGAAATACTGGTGCCCGGAAGACGATATTCGCGACCGGGCGAAGCGGGACAATGTGCCTTACGATATCTGGGCGCAGACCGGGCTGCTGTGCGCCACGCCCGGCAACGCGACCGATTTTGAACAGATACGGCAGGACATCAACGCGCTGGTCCCCGACATCGCGCTGAAGACGATCGGGTTTGACCGGCACTTCGCCATGGAGCTGGTGCAGAACCTGATGGCGGACGGGTTCGACATGGCGGGCGTGGCGCAGACCTGCGTCGGCCTGGCCGGGGCGACCCATGAAATGGAGCGGCGGATCATCGCCACGACGCGCGAGGGCGCGGCGCCGCAGATCCTGCACGCGGGCGACGCGGTGACGCGCTGGTGCCTTTCGAACGTCCTGATCTTCAACGACTCGAGCGGCAATCCGAAACCGGACAAGGCCCGCAGCTCTGAAAAGATTGACGGGGTCTCGGCCCTGGTGAACGCGCTGACCCTGATGATCGAGGGCGAGCGCAAGGACAACAAGCGCAAAGTGGTGACGCTGAGCGAAGCGTTCTACGGGAGAGGGTGAGCATGTTCGAACGCATTGGCCGCGCCTTCTCCGTGCTGGCGGGCGCCGATCCGGGGCCGGTCAACCGCGACCCGATGGCCCCGCGCTGGTGGCGCGACAATCTGGGAACGGGCAGCTGGGCCGGGGAACCGGTGACCGCGCAGTCGGCGCTGAAGATCCCGGCGCTGTGGGCGGGGCTGGATTCCATCGCCACGACGGCGGCGGGCCTGCCGTTCCATTTGTATGAGCGCGGCGCGGACGGTCTGCGCCGCGCCACGAACATGCCGCTCTATGAGCTGCTGCACGACCAGCCGAATCCGAACATGACGGCGTTCGAATTCCGCTACCAGATGAGCTGGTGGCTGGCCTTTCACCGCGCGGCCTATGCCGAGATACGGCCCGGCGCCAGCGGCCCGGTGAGCGAGCTGTGGCCGATCCATCCGGCGCATCAGCGCATGTTCGAGAGCAATGGGCGGATCTGGCACGAAATCAGCCAGCCCGGTAAGCCGAAACGCTACCTGGCCGATGACGAGGTGCTGGCGCTGCGCCTGCCGCCGTTCGCCGATGACGGGCTGACGCCGGTTCCGATCTACCAGCTGGGCGCGGAGGCGATCGGCCGGGCGCTGGCGCTGATGCGCTACGCCGCCGAGTTCTTCAAATATGGCGATGGCATTGGCGGGGCGATCGGCTGGGATGACCGCTGGTTCCAGAATCAGGAAAGCGCCGACCAGTTTCTCAAGCACTGGCACGAAAACACGCGCGGCGAGAACCGGCACAAGGACGTGCTGCTGCCGCCGGGCGGCAAGTGGCAGCGCCGCAGCCAGTCGAACGAGGAAGCGCAATTCGTCGATACCTGGAAACAGGTGGAGCTGGAGGTGCTGAAACTTCTGCGCGTGCCGCCGCACAAGGTCGGCGTGCTGGACCGCGCGACGTTCAGCAATATCGAACAGCAGGCCATTGAATGGGTGACGGACACGATCGTGCCCTATCTGACGGTCTGGGAACAGGCGGTGCGGCGGGACCTGATCCTGAACCCGTCCCGCTTCAAGGCGGAGCATGACGTGAATGGCCTGCTGCGCGGCGACACGGTCAGCCGTTTCGCGGCCTATTCGACGGCGCTGGGCGGCGCCCCCTTCATGAGCGTGGAGGAAGTGCGCCAGCGCGAGAATCTGAACCGCAAGCCGGACGGCGAGATCCCGCGGCCGCTGAACCTGGCCCAGCCGGGCGATGGCGGCAATGCCGGCGCGGTTGCGGAGGGCGGCGGTGAAGCCGGGCCGGCGCCGCTGGATGCGCGGCGCATCGTGGAATTGCGGGAAGTCAAAGAGGGAGCGGGCTAGATGTACTGGGCGATCGATATGGACTGCGCCGGCTGTTACCTGCCCGGCGCCAATGCGACGGCGGTCGAGGCGGCGAGCGCCCAGGCGGCCGCCATCAGCACGGTGCGTCCCAATGACGAAGCCGCGGGCGGCATCGGCATCGTGCCGATCGTCGGTCCGGTGATGAACCGCCGCTCCGCGCTGCTGACGGAGTTCGGCGTTCCGCATGTCTCCACGATGGAGCTGCCGGGCAAGCTGAATCATCTGGCCAATGACGATTCCATCTCCGCCATCCTGATGCCGGTGGATTCGCCGGGCGGCATGGTCTTCAACCTGCCCGAGGCGCACAAGGCGATCATGGCGGCGCGCGCCAAGAAACCGGTGATCGCGGTGGTGATCGGCGCGGCGGCCTCGGCGGCCTACTGGATCATCAGCGCGTGCAGCGAGATCGTGATCAGCGAGGCCGCCATGGCCGGGTCGATCGGGGTGGTCACCTATCACGACGATCTGACCAAGATGCTGGCCGAGCGCGGGATCAATACCACGATCATTGCGACCAGCCCCGAGAAGGTCGAGCGCTGGCCGGAGAAAGAGCTGAGCGATGACGCCCGCGCGCACATGCAGGGTGAAGTGGACGCGCTGGGCGCGATGTTCATCCGCGACGTCGCCAAGGGTCGCGGGGTGGACGCCGCGGCGGTGCGCGAGAATTTCGGCAAGGGCCGTATGATGCTGTCGGCCCCGGCGAAGGCCGCCGGCATGGTCGATTCCATTGGAACGATCGACAGCACGCTAAGCCGCCTGATGAAAACCTCCGCGCGGGTCAAGCGCGGCCCGGCGCGCGCCGGATCCCGGCGCCTGTCGGCGGCGGCGTTCGGCGCCGCGCCGGCGGCCTGACTGCCGCCTGATCAAGGACAGCAGAACAGCAGTATTCCACCGCCGCCGCCACAGCCGGGCCGGCGGGAGGGATGGATTTTGACTCCAGCCCGGCTTTCCAAAGGGAGCGCACGATGACGCTGAAGGAACTCTATGAGAAGCGCGCCACGCTGAAAGCCGAGGGCCGTAAGCTGGCGGAGAAGGCCGACGCGCTGTCGGCCAAGGACAATCCGTCCGATGATGAACAATCCCAGCTGGCGCAGCTGGACAAGGATATCGACGCCAAGGCGGCGGAGATCGAGGCCTGCCAGACCGAGATCGACGCGGCGGTCGCCAAGCGCGAGCGGGACCGCACCTTCGCCAAGGATGACGCCCGCCCGGCGGATGATCCGGCCCCGGCCGGCTCCGCGGCGCGGGTGACCAGCGAGAATGGCGGCACGGCGGAGATGGGCGGCTTTGCCTCTCTCTCCGACTTCGCGCTGGCGGTGCGGCGCGCCAACCCGCAGGCGGGTTCGCGCTTCGAGGTGGATGACCGGCTGGCGGCGGCCGCCCCGGCCAATTTCAACCAGAATGGCGGCGACGGCGGCGAAGGCTTCGTGGTGCCGACCGCTTTCATGAACAATATCTGGGAGGAAGTCTTCCAGGTGGGCGGCCTGCTGGACCTGATCGATCCGACGCCGACCGCACGCAATTCTGTCCAGATGCCGAAGGACATCACCACGCCCTGGGGCGCGGCGGGCATCCAGTCCTACTGGCGCGGCGAAGGCACGCAGATGACGCCGTCGCAGCTGGACCTGACCGGTGTCACGGTGAACCTGCATGAGCTTTACGCGCTTGTGCCGGTCACCGACGAGCTGCGTGAAGACGCGCCGATGCTGGACGATCACCTGACCCGCAAGGCCGGCGCGGCGATCCGTTACAAGGCGGAAGACGCGGTCGGCTATGGCGACGGCGTCGGCAAGCCGCTGGGCTTCATGGCCAGCGATGCGCTGATTTCTATCGCCAAGGAGACCAGCCAGGCGGCGGATACGGTGCAGGTCGAGAATGTCGACAAGGCGTTCGGCCGGATCCTCGGCGACCTTCGCGACTATGTGTGGCTGGCCGGTCAGGACACGATTGCGGTGCTGCCGCAGTTGAACACGCAGGACCGTCCGAACGTCTATCGCGACGGGACGGACGCCCAGCCGGGCGGGTTCCTGCGCGGGCGGCCGGTCATCCCGACCGAGACGGCCAAGCCGCTGGGCACGCCGGGCGACCTGGTGCTGTTCAACAAGCGCGGCTATGCGGCGTTCCGCAAGGCGGCGGGCATTCAGGCCGCGACCTCCATGCACCTGTGGTTCGACTACAACCTGACGGCGTTCCGCTGGATCTTCCGCCTCGGCGGCCAGCCGGTGCTGAACGCGCCGATCGCGCCGTCCAAGAGCAAGCCGACGCGTTCGCACTTCGTGTCGATCGCCGAACGCAGCTAGGGGCCGCTTTCGGCCTGATCTGAACGCGGGGCGCGCTTTCAGGGCGCGTCCCGCGCGCGGGCCGGTTCGCCGGGCCGTGAAACGAGAAAGTCGCGAAAAGGAGCAAAGCGATGTCCCTCAATCTGAAACCTTCCGATCGCGCCGCCGTGGCGGGCGTGATCGATCCCGACGCCTATACGGCCGGCGACAATTCGACGGACTGGATCAGCGCGGCGGACTTCCACAACTTCCTGGCCATGGTGCTGGTCGGCGATATCGCCTCCAGCGGCACGGTCGATGCGAAGATCGAGGAAGCCACCGACGGTTCCGGTTCGGGCGCGCAGGACCTCGACGGCAAGGCGATCACGCAGCTGACCCAGGCGGGCAGCGACAGCAACAAGCAGGCGCTTATCAATCTGCGGCCCGAGGACCTGTCCGAGGGCTTCACGCATTTCCGCCTGACGATCACCGGCGCGACCGCGGCGGCCGATCATGGCGGCGTGGTGCTGGGCTTCGACCCGCTCTACGGCAAGGCCTCCGACGCCGACCTGGCCAGCGTTGACCAGATCGTCTGACGCGGCGGCCGGAACAAGAGCGCCATAGCGAAAAGGGCCGTCCGCCATGCAATTGCTGTTGATCGATCCGGCGAACCTGCAGCCGGTGTCGCTGGAGGAATTCAAGCGCCAGGTGCGCGTGGAAACCAGCGATGAAGACGCCTTCCTGAAGCTGACGCTGCAGGCGGCGATCAACAAGGCGGACGGCCGTTATGGCGCGCTGGGGCGGGCCCTGCTGACCAGTCAGTGGGAGTTCCGCCTGCGCAGTTTCTGGAACGGCTATCTGCAGCTGCCGCTGGCGGCGCCGCTGCAGCAGGTCGACTCCATCAAGTATCTGGATGGCGACGGGACCGAGCGCACGGTGAACGCGGCGGCCTATGTCACCGACACGGCCAGCCAGCCCGGACGGGTGAGCCTGGCGCCGGACTATAGCTGGCCGACCGATCTTTACGGCACCGATGATTCTGTGCGCATCCGCTACACGGCGGGCTGGGCGGAGGTGGAGGACATCCCGGCGGAGATCCGGCAGGGCATCCTGCTGCTGGCCGCCGACATGTACCGGAACCGGGAGGCGACCAGCGAGCGCAACCTGTCGGAGATCCCGATGGGGGTGCGGGCGCTGTGGGGCAGTTTCAAGGTTCACCGGCTGAAGGCGGAGGGCTGACGCCATGCTGGGCGCCGGAGAGTATGACCAGCGCGTGGAGATCCAGAGCGCGACCGAGACACGCGGCGACCGGGGCGGGCCGGAGAAAAGCTGGGCGCTTCACGCCAAGGCGTGGGCGCGCGTGATGACCGGCACGGCGCGCGATTTCGTGGAAGGCGGCCGCGACCTGGAGGAACGGCGGATATCGCTGATCCTGCGCTATCGCAGCGACCTTGATAACGACATGCGCGTGGTGTGGGAGGGCGTCGCCTACCGCATCACCGGGCTGACGCCCTATCGGTCCAAGAACGAGTTGCAGATCGACGCGGTCTATACGGAGGCGCGGGCCTGATGGATACGAAGATCGCGATCAGCGGGGCGTCGGAGATTGCGGACGCGCTGGAGAAATTTCCGGAGTTCGTGGAGCGCCGGCTGCTGTCCAACGCGCTCGCCGCGGGCGGCCGGGTGATCGCCAAGGACGCCCGGATGCGCGTGAAGATTGATGACGGCGACCTGAAACGGTCGATCAAGGTCAAGGCCGACCGCCGCGACCGGACGCTGGTGGCGGTCGGCGCGGCGCGGCCGCTGGGCAATCACGCTCACCTGGTCGAGTTCGGCACCGGCGAGCGTTTCAAGAAGGATGGCCGCTCCACCGGAGCCATGCCCGCCGCGCCCTTCCTGCGGCCCGCGGCGGACGCCAAGGCGGGCGAGGCGGTGCGTAAAATCGCGGACAATCTGGGCAAGGGCATCGCGCGCGAGGCGGCGAAGTCCCGCGCCAAGGGGTTCTGACCGGTGAGCATCGAGAGCGACCTGATCGGCGCGCTGGCGGCGGACGCGGCGGTGAACGCCTCTGTGGGCGCGCAGGTCTATGCGTTGAAAAGCGCGGACGGGGCGGGCCTGCCGCGCATCGTGTTCACGCGGATTTCCGCGGAACGGCCCAGCCGGTTCGAGGGCGGGTCTGCGCTGCAGAAAATCCGCTTCCAGCTTGACTGTTACGCGGCCGATTTCGACGCGGCGCGGACGCTGGCCGAGGCGGTGCGCGGAGCGCTGGACGGCTATACGGGCGGGGCGCTGCACGGCGTGACGCTGATCAATGAACAGGACGGGCTGGGGGGTGAGACGCATATCCCGCGGGTCATCCTGGACTTCGATATCTGGGCGAACGGCGACAGCTGAGGCCGCTCTGACGGGACTATGAATGCAACCGGGGCCGCCGTGAAGGGCGGCCCTTTTTCTTTGAGAGGAAGGGAAACCCATGTCTTACGATTCGGAAGTTACCAAGGGGCTGACGATCGGGATCGGCGCGGGCGACGCCGTCGACACCGCGCCGGGCGACGACACGTTCACCACGATTGGCGACCTCACCAATTTCAGCGGACCGGGCGGGTCGCGCTCCGCGATCGACGTGACCGATTTCGACAGCGAGGCGATCGAGAAGCTGGCCGGGCTGATCGACGAGGGCCAGCTGACCGTGGACGTGAATTATGTCCCCGGCGACACCGGCCAGGCGGCGGCGCAGACAGCGCGGGATTCGGGCCAGCTGCGCAATATCCAGATCACCTATCCGGGCGGCGCCGTGCACGATATCAAGGGCTTTGTGGCCTCGATCGCGCCGGGCGGGGCGGTCAATGACAAGGTCACCGCCTCGATCACGCTGGAGCTGTCCGGCAAGCGCGCCGTGACGGCGGCGTAACATGGCGACGACGAAAAAGGCCGCCGGCGCGCCGGCCGATCTGCGCGCCCATATCCTGAACTGCGAAGACCGCAAGGCCGAGAAGGTCCATATCCCGCAATGGGGCGTGGATGTCTGGGTCGGCGTGATGAGCGTGGGCGACCGCGACCGGTTCGACCTGAACGTGTTCCTGAGCGAGGACGCCTCCATGCGGGCCTGGCTGGTGGCCATGACGGCGCTGGACGCCGAGGGCAACCGGATCTTCAGCGATGAGGACGTGCCCGCCCTGGTGAAGAAATCCGGCGCGGCGACCGACCCGATCTATGTGAAGGCGGTCCGGCTGAACGGGCTGGAAGCCGGGGCGCAGGAGGAAGCGGCAAAAAACTGAAGCGCCATCCGACGCGGCAATTCTGTTTCCGGCTGGCCGCCCATCTGGGCATGACGGCCGGGGAATTGCGGCGGCGGATGGATTCCGCCGAGCTGACCGAGTGGATGGCCTATGAACGCGCGGAGCCGTTCTGGCCGGAGCGCATCGAGGCGATGATGGCGCAGCAGACCGCGCTGATCGCCAATATCCACCGGGGCAAGGGTCAGGCGCCGTTCGACTGGCGCGACTTCAGTTTCAGCTTCCGGCTGACGCCGGAACAGAAGCGGCAAGAAATGGCGGCGCGCTTGCGCATGACCGTCACCGCGATGACGGGAATCGAGGCGAGGTAAGATGGCCAGCATCGGCACGCTGCAGATCGATCTGCGCGCCAATTCCGCGAACCTGCAGCACAATCTGCGCAAGGCCGCCACGGACATGGGCAGCTTCGAGCGCAAGGCGCGCCAGACGGCGCGGGCGGTGCAGACCAGTTTCCGCGGCGTCGGCCGGTCCATGGCCGGGTTCGCGCGGTCCGTCTTCAACGTCCAGACCGCGATCGGCACGCTGGCCGGGACGGCGGGGCTGGGCCTGCTGATCAAGCAGAGCGTTGCGGCCGGGTCCGAGCTGGACAAGCTGTCCAGGACGTTCGGCGTGTCGGTCGAGGAATTGCAGAATTTCCGCTACGCGGCGACTCAGGTGGCGGGGGTGGCGCAGAACACGGCCGACATGGCGCTGCAGCGTTTCGTGCGGCGCGTCGGCGAGGCCAGCCGGGGCACGGGCGAGCTGAAAGGCACGCTGGATGCGCTGGGCGTGGCGGTGTTCGACGCCGACGGCCGGGTGCGGGCGACATCCGACATCATGGCCGATTTCGCCGACAAGGTGGCGGCGGTGGAATCGGAGTCCGTTCAGCTGTCGCTGGCCTTCAAGGGGTTCGACTCCGAGGGCGCGCGCCTGTTGCCGCTGCTGCAGCAGGGCGGTGAGGGCATGCGGCGCCTTTTCGAGGAATCGGAACGGCTGGGCGTGGTGACGTCGGAGAATGCCCGCAAGGCGGCGGAGCTTCAGGCCAAGCTGGATGATCTGGCCTGGTCGATGAAGAACAATGTCCGCAACGCCGTGCTGGACAATGCCGAGGCGATCGAACAGCTGCTGCGCTACATGTCGGACGCCATTCCGCACCTTGCGCGGTTCGGGAACGAACTGGCCAAGGCGCTGGGGTTCCGTCCGACACCATCCGGCGAAGACGCGATCCGCGGTCGGCTGGCGGAGTTGAAGCGCGAAATCGATTTTGTCCAAAGGTTTACGGAGCCTGCGAATGCCCTGACGGCGCCGATGGCGCGCGGTTACCGCGGGATGTTCGAGATGGCGGGCGTGTGGGAACGCCACCTCGAAAACCTCAAGGAATATGATGCCCTCACAAAGCGCCTGCAGGGCGGTCGCTTTGTGCTGGCCAATCCGTTCGAGATGACCCCGCCGCGCCCGCGCTTCAGCCGTCCGTCGGCCAGCAAGGCGGGCCTGCCGCCGGGCGGGGCGGCAGACCCGCGCGACCTGACGCCCGATTTCCTGGGCGGGGAAGGGTCCGACGGCGCCCATGGCATGGACGAATTCATCGGCGGGCTGGACGCGGTGGTGCTGTCGGCGGGGCGGGCGCGCGAACAGATGCGCGGGCTGACGGTCTCCGTCGAGCAATACGGGCTGACCGTGCAGCAGGCGGGCGCGGGGGCGCTGATGCGGCTGGAGGATCATCTTGTCAGCGTGATCAGCGGCACCGAGAGCGTGAAGGACGCGTTCCGGTCCATGGTCACCTATATCATTCAGGAGATGGCGCGGCTGGCCTTGCAGCGGGCGATTATCGGACCGCTGGCGAGCCTGCTGGGCATTCCGCTGCCCACGCAATCGGTCGCCATGCGGGCCGGGGGCGGGCGGCTGAACGCCGGGCAGATGGCGATCGTGGGCGAGAGCGGGCCGGAGTTGTGGCGCCCCGATGCGGCCGGGTCGATCGTGTCGGGCTCGGAGCTGCGGCGGGCCTCCGCCGGCGGCGGTCCGGGCGGGGCGTCTGTGACGATAGACGCGCGCACCATCATACAGGGCGACGCCAGCGAAAAGACGGTCGGGCTGATCGAGGCCAGCAACCGGCGGCTGATTAAACAGCTGCCGCAGCTGATCGATTCCCGGGTCAAGGACGGCCAGCGGCGGGGACGGTTCGAGACATGAGCAATGGCGAACTGATACTCGACATCCAGATCAAGGACATGGCTTGGGACCTGCCGGAGATGCAGTCGAGCGCGGAGTCCCGGTCGGCGTTCCGTCAGGTCAATACGCTGGGCGAGCCGTTCTGGACGCTGAATGTGCGGACGACGTATCTGACGCAGGAACAGTTCCGGAAATGGACGGCGTGGCTGACCCGGCGCCGGGGCGAGCGTTTCAGCTTTACCGCGTGGCGCAAATCGCGCCCCGCGCCGTTCGCCGGCGGTGTTGCCAGCGATGCGTCCCTGACCGTGGAGAGTATCGACGCGGAGGCCGGAACCGTCACGTTTGGAAACGCCGGCGCGTACAAGGCCAGTCCCGGCGACATGGTGGGATATTACACCGCCGCAAACGGTTACTGGATCGGCGAGGTTCTGGCGGACGCCGCCGCGTCCGCCGGCGAAGTGACGCTGAGCGTTCATCCCGCGCCGCTGACGCCCCATGCCTCCACGCCGTCTCCGCGGCGGCTGCAGGCGCTGGGCGAGTTCAAGATGATCGGCCGGCCCGAGATCATGGAAGTTTACGATGACCGCTGGGTGGCCTTCCAGGCCCGCCAGGTGGTTCGGCCTGTGACGAGCTGAGACGATGCCGAGAAGTTTTACCAATGAAGCCCAGACGGCGATCGAGGCCGGCGACGTGGAGTCGGCGCTGTTCATCGCGCTGATGACCGAACCGGCGGCGCTTTATTGCTGGAACGGGATCCGCCCGGTGAATATTGGCGGCCAGGATTACGAGCCGCTGGGGGACCGGGTGAGCGTCAAGGGCGACGTGGTGGCGCAGCTGGGCCTTGTGGCCGAGCCGATCACAATTGTGTTCGACGCCGGGTCGATTCTGGACAATTCCGATTTCGTGGGGCGGCTGGCCGACAGCACGTGGCACCAGAGGCGGGTGACGGTGCGCGAGGCGCTGTTCACGCCGGGTTCGACCTATAGCGATTTCATCGGGTGGGGCTTTACCTGGCAGGGGCGCATGGATGTCTCGCCCACGGTGAACCAGCCGGGCGCGGAAAGCGTGCGCGAACTGAACTGCGAGGGCGGGACGTTCCGCTATCGCGGGCGCAACCTGCACACGCGCACCAACCAGAACCAGCAGCGGCTTTCCAGCGGCGACCTGTTCTTCGAGCGCACGCCCATCGCGGCCAAGGAGGTTCTGCCCTGGTGGAAGCGGCGCACCGCGATACCGGGCATTGGCGGCGGCGGCGCGACGGGGCGCGGGGGCGGCTATTCCGGCGGCCGGAGCGTACTGAAATGAAGCGGCGGGAGGACTGGGAACAGCGGCTGTACGCCTGGCACAAGGCGACGCTGGAAATCCCGCATGACTGGGGCCGCAATAATTGCGCGTTCCGCGCGGCCGGGGCGATCCGGGCGATGACGGGCGTGGATCTGGCGAAAGGGTTTCGCGTTCGGGTGCGCAGCGAGGCCGGGTTCAGGCGGGTCATGGCCGAACAGGGCTGGCGGTCCTTAAGCGATATCGCGGACGCCTTCCTGCCGCGCGCGCGGCGGCCGATGCGCGGGGACCTGGTGCTGCTGGACGGACCGAACGGCGAATTCTTCGGCATCAAGACCGGCACACATGCGGCCGGCCCGACGCAACGCGGGCTGGAGCATGTGCCGATGGCGCAGATGATCGCGGCGTGGAGGATCGGGGATGCCTGACGGGGGCGCAAGCATTGCCGCGGCGATCGCCAGCGCCGCCACGGCGGCGGGGGCGTCCAGCGCCACGGCGCTGTCGATCTATGGCGCCGCCTATTCGGTGACCAGTTTCGCGCTGAGCTTCAAGGGCGCGTTGTTGCTGACCACGATCGCGTCCTCGACGCTGACCGGGCTGAACGCGGCCAAGGGCCTGCCGGATCCGGGAACGGAGATCGACCTGCAGACCGCGGCGGACGTGCCGCGCAAGCTGGTGATCGGCAAGCGCATGGTGGCGGGGTCGATCGCCGACCGTATTGCGTTCGACAGCGTGGACGGCGACAAGTTCGACACCCACGCGCTGGTCATCGCGCTGGCCGATCACCGCGTCTCGCGCCTGCTGAACGTCTATGCGGACGGGCGGCAGGTTCACGGCGCGCTGGCGCACGGCACGCGGACGGCGATCACCGAATTCGACCAGGATGACGTGGGCGGGTCTGTCGGGCGCAACCGCGTCTGGATGACCTTCTATGACGGCCGCAAGGGGCTGGCGGCCTTCCCCTATCTGATCACCAAGTCCGGCGGGTCGAACGTGCTGGGCGGGGAATGGACCAGCGCGCACCGGGGCGAGAATATCTCCTACATCGTCGTGGAGATGAAATACGACGATGACGGCGGCATTACCCAGTATCCGAACTTCATGTTCGAGCTGGAGGGGGCGATGCTCTATGACCGCCGCAAGGATTCCACGGCGGGCGGCAGCGGGTCGCACCGGCTGAACGATTCCAACACATGGGAATATAGCGACAACCCGGCGGTGGCGGCGGACCATTACATGCTGGGGGTGCGGCATTCCTCCGGCAAGATCCTGTTCGGCCCGCCCAACCTGACCGCGGCGGACGCGCCCTATGACGCGTTCGAGGCGCGGGCGGATCTCTGCGACGAGACCGTGTCGACAAATTCGGGGACGCAGAAGCGTTACCGCTTCAACGGGGTGATCAGCGCCGACGAGCCCTATGACCAGGTGATCGGGCGGTTCGCCACGCAAATGGCGATGGAGCCGGTCGATATTGACGGGCGGGTCGGGTTTGTCGGGGGCGAGGTAAAAACGCCGGTGCTGACGCTCTATGACGGCGATCTGGACGCCGATGCGGAGAGCGCCTACGACGAGAAGAAATCCTATGCCGACCTGGTGACGGCGGTGGAGGGGCGGTACGTGGACCCGTCCAATCTCTACCAGCCGGTGGATTTCCCGCGCATCGAAAACCCCGATTTCACGGACGCGGACGGCGAGCAGAAGACGCAGTCGCTGGACCTTGTCGACGAAACGGACGTGGAGCGGGCGCAGCGCCTGGCCACCCTGCGGCTGAACCGCGAACGGCGGCAGGCGGTGCTGACCGAGACCTATCTGGCGAGCGCGCCGGTGGGCGGGCAGACGCCGCTGAAGCTGTTGCCGGGAGACTGGTTCACGCGGCAGTCGGGCGTTTACGGATTCGACGGCGACGGCAAGGACTTCGAGGTCATCCGCACCGTGTACGACGCGGTGCGCCGCACGGTGACGGTGATCAGCCGCGAGGTCGACCCTTCTGACCTGGCCTGGACGGCGACCGACGCCAATGACCCGGATCCGCCGCCGCCCAGCGACACGCCGGTGGGCGTGACGGGCGCCGACGCGCCCACGACCACGCTGACGGCCTTCGCCTTCTCCGATGGCGGGGTGACGCAGCCGGCGCTGAAGATCACGGTGACGGGCATTGACGAGCGCGCCGACCGCATCGAGGCGCAGGTGAGCCTGGCCGATGGCAGCGACGATCCGCGCACCTTCCATATTGACCCCGAGGACGGGGTGCGGAACGTGCGCGAGGCGATCGGGCCGGGCGTGGAGTATCGCGCGCGCAGCCGCGTCTGGGTTGGCGAACAGGCCAGCGCGTGGTCGGGCTATGACACGGCTACGACGACGACTGATTTCATCGTGCCGACCGCCGATGACGTGACGCTGGACGGGCCGGCGGACGTGCGCATTCGCCAGGCGGTGACGCGCGTGCTGCGCAAGCTGGTGGTCTTCGATCCGCTGAACGGGGTGGAGGACCTGGCGAATTTCAACGGCGCGGGCGCGCCGGAGACTCTGGCGGACGCGACAATCGTCACGGCGGGGGAGGATGCCAGCGGCGCCTTTGCGGTCACGACCGGGGCGACCAACCGGGTGGTGACCAAGGGCGTGCTGAGCGTGGCGCCGGAAAACCAGTATGTGCTGTCGGGCACGTTTGCGGTGCAGAGCGCGGGGTCGCACACCCAGCGCGTGGCGCTGACGCTTTACGACGACGATTTCGCGTATCTCGGCCTTTATTTTCCGGGCGCGGATTTCTCCGGAGACTTCAGCGCCGCTGACGGAATCAAGACGCTGGCCGGAAGGTTCACCGGCGCCGATATTCTGGCCATCAACAGCGCGGCGGCCTATGTGCGGGCCTGCGCCGAGATCAACCGTCTGTCCTCGGGCTCGCCCACGACGCGGCTTTATGAGCTGGGCGCGCAGAGCGATCCGGGCGTGAAGGCGCTGGGGCGGATCCTGACCACGGTCGAGGCGACGGCGGACGGGGCCAGCGCGGCGGCCTCCGAGGCGCTGGGCGCGGTGGTCGACCTGGAGGATTACGCCGAGGCCTTCTGGACGGTGAGCCTGAACGCGAACGGGGTGGTCAGCGGTATCCGCGCCTATGTCAAGGACGGGCCGGTATTGAGCGAATCGGTGATCAAGTTCCGGTTCGACCAGTTCATCATCACCAACGCGGCCGACACGGCCGGCGAATATCCGTTCGAGCTTTCGGGCGGCGTGACCTATCTGAAAACCGCGATGATCCGCGACGCCACGATCGAGACGGCCAAGATCGGGAACCTGGCGGTAACGACGCTGAAGCTTGACGGGCAGGCGGTCGAAACGCCGAAAATCACCGACAACGCGGTGACCGAGCCGGCCAGCCGGACGCTGAGCGGAACCCCGACCATCAGCGATTCCAGCTGGACGAATCTGATTGACGACACGGTCAGCGGCGTGGGCGCCGGCGAGACGGTGGAGGTGGAATTCTCCATGGCCATCCGGTCGAATGACGGCGTTGACGGCGAGATCGCCTTCTATGCAACGCGGCAGCCCTCCGGCGGCGGCGCGGAGACCGTGGTGTGGGGGTCCAGCGTCTATTCGTCCAGCGACAAGTACTGGATGCGGGACGGATCGACCAGCCGGTACAACCCGCACCTGTTCATCATCACGGACGCGCCGGGCGCGGGCAACTGGACCTATACGCTTTACGCGCAGGCCAATCGAACGGCGAGGGCCACGAACCGGCGGATGCGAACGAGGCTGTTGAAGAAATGAATGTCCAGTACCGCGAGATCGACGAAAACGGCGACCCGAGCGGGGCCGAGGGGACGGCGCCGCTGGCGCGCATCGTGTGGCGCGTCAGCCAGGGCGAGCGTCTGGAGTTCCGCTATGACGATGCGGGGGCGTGGCAGATGATCACGCTGACGCCGGCGGAATGACGGGATCAAACCTCAGTCACGCCGATTTGCTGGAGGCCATGGACCGGGGATTTTCCCGCATCCATGAGCGCATGGATGCGCTGGTCGAGACGCAGACCGACACGCGTCTTGCGGTCGGGCAATTGCAGGGTCATTCCGGGCAGTTGAGTTCTGCGATGGAAAAGCATGACCGGCGGCTGGACGCGATCGAACGGGATTCCGAGAAACGACGCCGGGCGCAACTGAAGATTCTGCGCCGTTTGCGCTATCACGACACGCGGTCCCTGAGCTGGCGGAAGGTCGCGCTGGACGCGCGCGTGCTGTTTTTCCGGGGCGTCCTGCCGGGCGTGGTGACGCTGGCCGCGGCGCTGGCTGCGGTGAAGGCCTGGTGGTCGGAATTCACGGGCTTTCTGTCGGCGATCGGAAAGCTGTTTCACTAAGGAAAGGGCCTTGTGGCCATGAAGTTTTTCACCGAGGCGTCCGCGCTGCAGCGGGCCCTGAACGATCACGGTTACGCATTGACGGTGGACGGTTATGCCGGTCCCCAGACTCTAAATGCGGCGCTGCACTATATGCGGTCGAGCGCGCCCGCCGCGTTCAGCCCCCGCGACGCGCAAGGCGATGCGCTGGCCTGGTCGGCCCGCGTCAGCGCCGGGTTCCGGCGGGCGGTGCTGGATATCACCGAGGACTTCGGCTGGACGTTTGAACACGCCAACTGGCTGATGGCCTGTATGGCCTTCGAGACCGGCCGCAGTTTCGACCCGGCTCAAAAGAATCTGGCCGGATCCGGGGCGACCGGGCTGATCCAGTTCATGCCGCCGACGGCGAAAGGCCTTGGAACAAGCACGGCGGGGCTGGCGGTGATGCATCCTGTGGAGCAACTGGAATACGTGAAGGCGTATTTTGCCCCCTATGCGAGCCGCATTCATACGCTGCCCGATATGTATATGGCCATTCTGATGCCCGCCTTCGTCGGCTCGCGCGAGGATGCTGTTCTGTTCAGCGGAGGCGTTGCCTACCGTCAGAACAGCGGTCTGGACAGTGACCGCGACGGCAAGGTCACCAAGGCCGAGGCGGCGGCGAAGGTCACCGCCATGCTGGCCGAGGGGATGCGGCCGGAGAATGTGGCGGCGGCGGGGTAGGCCGCCGCCAAACGGGATCTGCAACGGGCCGCCGGTGAGCGGCCTTTTTCATGTCTGGAGACATCATGATGAAACGACTGACACGCCTTGCGGCGTGCGCGTTCGCGTGCGCGCTGCTGGCCGCCTGCGGGGGCAATCTGGCGCAGCGGCTGGACGTGATCGAGGATCCGAACGTGGAGGCGTGCGCGCTGCTGATCGGCGTGGCGGAAACGGCCAAGACGCGTCAGCTGACCGCCTCCGAACGCGAAGGGGTCAGGACGGTGCTGACCGACGCGTCCGCCGCGCTGGCCGCGTTGCCGCCTGATGCGCCGTTTGCGGAGCTGCGGGCCTATGGGGCGCGCAGCGGCGCCGAACAGATCATCGCGGAGAGCGCGGTGGAGCGCGTGGGGTCGGTTCTGGTTCGGGGCGTCAGCCTGAACGGGGCGGGGGAGCTGGCGGAGACGGCGCGAATCGCGCGCTACGCGGTTCAGGGCGCGCGGGCGCTGGAGGCGCGGGGCCTGCCGCCGGCGGAGACGCGCGCGGCGTGTCTGGCGGCGCTGGACGCCGCGCTGGCGGGGCTGTGAGCGTGGCGGGCGCGGGCGAGGCCTATGACCCGGCCGCCAACGCGGCGGGGTCCTATGCGGACGCGCTGGGCGCGCTGCGGGCGGCGCGGGACGATGACCCCGACACGCCGCGGTTCAGCGCGCCGCTGCGGGTGGAGCTGACGGGGCGGCGGCGGTCCGGCCGGCCGATCTGGCGGGTGCTGGAGGAATTCCGGCTGACCTGCAGGGTGGACGGCTTCCTGTACGACATCGCCGCGCCGGTCGGGTTCGAAACGGATTTCGCCTCGGTGCCGCGTTTCTTCTGGCGGTTCGCGCCGCCGGGCGGGCCCTATGCCGGGGCGGCGGTCATCCATGACCATCTCTACGCAAACCGGATCGGGGCGCGCGAGACCGCCGACCGCATCTTCCTGGAAGGCATGATCGCGGCGGGGGTGGAGCCCTGGCGGCGGTCCATCATCTTCCGCGCCGTCCGCACGTTCGGCGGGCGCGGCTGGGGGAGCTGACGGCGCCGGAATCATCCTGACCCCCAGCGAGCGGCGGGTTTCCTCCCCCGACTCTGACCGCCGTTCGCGATTTGCGCCCCGCCGGATTTCCCCCGGCGGGGCGCCCTTTTGCGTCTGGAGGCGGGCGCTCGATCAGCGCGGCGGGGCGGGCGCGCGGTCCCATTCCATCCGGATCGGACAGCGGCGCTTGTGATAGCGGCCCAGATAGCAGCGGAAGCGGCGGGCGACTTCGTCTGGATATTCGTTGGCGTGGGGATTGGCCGCGGCCATCAGTTCCGACCAGCTATAGCGTTTCAGGCGCGGACAGCGGCCGCAGCTGACCGTGAAGCGCTTGTCGGTCATTTCCCGTATGGGCAGGGCGCGCATGGGCGGCGGTCCGGGCGGTGTCTTCATGCCGTGAACGGAAACAGAACATCGGACCGCGCGTCAAGCGCGCGGCCCCGCGCGGCGCAAATCGCGGACCCCGAACACAGCCGGAACGAGTCGGCGCCGCCGTGCCCAGCTCATGCCCAACGGGCGCCCCGCCGCGCGGCGATGTTCCGCGCCTGTTCACGTCCCGCCCCGTCACAAGACACATTCCGTTCGGCCTCTGTCCGCGCCGCGAAAGGGCCTAGTGCGTTGAATTTGAAGGGGTCTGGCGGAGAGGAAGGGATTCGAACCCTCGATACGCTTTTGACGTATACTCCCTTAG